TTCCCCTACAAGGATCCCTCCAATATGACCTAGATTAATAAGCCAAATTGTATTTTTGGTAGAATGTCGGGTCGTAAACCTCATTAATTCTATCCTGAATTCGTTGAAGTAAGCCGTCGTTTCCTTCTTTAAAACGAGCTTTACTTGGATCACCATCATAAATTCGATCCCAAGTAGACTGATACCTACGCTTCTGTGCATCAGTTTTCAACTTTGAAAGTGCTTCAGCATCTTCCTTTTTCAACCTATCGTTTAGCTGCGAAATAGGCACATTTCTAAAGAATTCGTTTTCGTCAAACTTAATCAATAAATTCACCGCAATTGAGAATGCTTCTTTATACTCATATAATTTTGCGAGTTGTTGGTAGAAAGCATATGTCCAACCAACAGGACCTAAACCCTTCTTAGTCTCTTTCATTAGCATTGAACGCACTACTCTAGTCCAAGCATAAACCATGACCAACTCTTTGGTTGTTGGATCTCGGAATAATCTGTATTGTAAGAATGTTGGTCCAAATTCAAACTTCTTTTCGTTAATTATTCCACCAAAGTCTTGTTTCATACCTTCTGCAAGCTTCTTACGGTCAAGCTTACCCTTTCGGTATACATGTAGATTGTCATCACCCATGACAAGCATGTAATATAATAACTTATACACAAGGTCTGTATAGTTATCGTCCTGCTTCATACATTGGTAAGTCATTTGGACTGCATTTATTAGTCCGCCCCCTCTGTTCGTATCTATGAAGCCTGAGAATACACGTCCGAGTATCTCAAGGACTGACATATCTAAACCATCCATTAACTGGGTTTCAGTGGCAAAGATTGTACGCATAAATGCGATTCTCTTGGACCTAGATCCATTGGCCTTGTAGATTGACATCGCTCCGATCAATACTAACATGCCTTGTCCAACTGTGGAATCGAAACTAGAGTAATCTTCATTTGCACATAATAAACCTAATTTTGTACAATCTTCTAATATTGTAGTTAATGCTTTCTTTAGCTCCTCATCATCTCTATATCCAATGAAAAGTGGTGATTTAGATTTGTATGCTTCGATCTCCTCCGCTTCTAGCTGATTTAATACTAAGTTTAAAATTCTTGATACAGCTATCAGTAATCTACCTTTACCGCGTTGATTACGGCCATACATTGTTGAAACATTATATTT